CGGCGGGATCGTCCAGCGCCGCGTTGAAGGCGGCTCGGATGGAATCGTAGCCCGACATGCCGCTGTAGGGTCGAATGGACGCCAGCTTCTGCACCAGGGTTCCAGCCACCGGGATCACCGCCAGACCGCCGATCAGGTCGTAGCCGTGGTCAGGGGTCCTGCCGGGCCGGTCGAAGTCGTCATAGTCATCCTCGTCGCGCCAAGCTCCCGGCTTCAGCATGACCGTGTCGCCGTTCAGCCGGGTCATGGAAGCGATGCCCAGGCGTTCGGCCAGCGCGCCAATCACCACTTCCATCTTGCGCGGATGCACGGCCAACGCGGTGTTGAATAGGCGCTGCGCCAGGAACGGGAAGCGGCTCATGCCGGGTTGCGTGCTCGTATATTGCGCCAGTTTGACAATTTACGCATGTTGGGCTACTTTCGCGGAATGGAACGAGAACTCAAAGATCAGCGCATCGCCATCATGTTGTCCGTATCCGAACTTCGTGCCCTCGATGATTGGCGTCGCCAGCAGGAAGACCTGCCATCACGCGGTGAAGCCGTGCGACGCATGCTCTCCCAAGCTCTTGCGGCGGAGACAGTGCAATGAGCGATATTCCGGCCCGCGATCCCATCGACCTTCGAGCGGTCCTGGCTCGGATCGATCGGGATCTTGCCGAGAACGTCAAATTGTTGGCCGAGGCCCGCAAGTTTAATCGCGAGCGTTGGATACTACCACTGACCGCGAGCATTACTGTTTTCGGTGGTATCCTGGCCGCGACCGTTGCTCGACTGCCCGAGATATTGCATGCTTTCGGCCATGATTAGCTCACGCTGGCTCCGGCCGCTGCGGCCTCTTAGACGCCTCGATCGCCGTGAACATGCCGGCCCATTCCGGCCGCGGTATCCCCAGCTCGTCGAATTTACGAATTTCGTAGGCGCGCTGATCTAAAACTTCTTCAAAATCAGTGCCTTGCGCAAGACACTCCTGTTCCAGCGTGGACATGCCGGCGTCCATGCCCAAGACGGCCCCGGCCCGCTCATCGATTGGATTGACCCAGCCCTTCGGCGGTCCGATCCACTCGCAACGCGCGTAGGCCGCCTTGCAATCCTCGAAATAGGGCACCACGCCGCTCGGCAGCGGGAGGTGGTCGACATCCATCATCTCCTCCATCAGCGCGGTGCGGACCGGCGTCGCAAAGCCCACGAAGAAGTCCCGTTGGCGGCGGTCCATCGTCTTGCCGGCCTCGAGCGCGGCGGACCGCGCCGATGAATAGTTCACGTTCGACCAGTTGTTGCTGACCTGCTGAGCCGACAGACCGAGCCCCGAGGCGACATTGCGCAGCATGGCATCCTCGAACTCGCTGAAGTTGGTCGACGGCCGCGCCGCGGTCACCGTGCGGATCGCCTCGCCCGGATACATCTGCGGGATGCGCGCGCCGCCCAGCATGATCGCGTTCTCGCGGTGCCAGAGCGCCCGGTCCTCCTGGTAGCCGTTGAGGTCCGGCCGGTCGAAGCCCTCGTCGCCGCCCATCGCCTCTTTCACGAGCTGCGGGTCCATCGGGCTTTCGACGTAGGCGGCAAAGATCGCGTTGATGATCGCGGCGTCCAGCTCGACACCGTCATACTTCACCAGCATTTTCAGCCGTTGCAGGATCGGCGTGAAGATCCCTGCCCCGCCCCGGTGCTGCCCGGCGCGCGTGTGCTCGAAGTAGTGCACGACGATCGGCCGGCCCCAGCCGGTCTCGCGTGGCACTCTTTCCCACGTCATCGCCTGGGATGCCGCCCACCAGTCGCCAATGTGGGCCTTGCGGATGTGGTAGGCGATGGCCGCGCCATACGAATCCACCTCGACACCGCCGCGCATGGTCTGCTGGTCGAACACCTGTTGCGGGTTGCTGAGCCGGTCGGGATCGACCAGTTGCACGGTCGTCGCGTAGCGCGCCCTGCCCCGTGACACGCGCTCGGGCAGCCACGGCAGCAGCGCAATGGCATCGCCGTCCACCAGGCCGTGCCGGAAGGCGGTATGCGCCATCTGGCTGAAGGTCTGGTTCCGCGTAGCATCGCAGTAGCGGGCCGGATCGTTCGCCCAGGCGTTCCAATGCCCGTCCACCGCCATGCCAAACTCACGCGACCAAGCATGATCAAAGCTCTTGTTGCCCGAGATCCTCTGCAGGAAGCGCCAGTCGGGCTTGCTGACCGGCCGCAGCGTGCCGCCGATGGCGTTGTCGAGGATGCGCGTGACCGCGCCACTCGCCCAGCCATCGTTGCGAACAACATCTCTTACCCGCGCCACGATCCGGTCGCGGTACATGTTCAGCTCGCCGTCGGCCGACCACAGGAACGGCCGCCAGGCCGCCATGTGCTCGCCCATCATGTCGGCGGCGTCGTAAGGCGTGTTGCGGGTTCCCGCGAGCGCCATAATCCGCCGGCGCGTCGGCGCCAGTGCATTGCCGTCCGGGCCGAGGATCCTGACCGGAGCGTTCATCGGTAGATTGGCCGCATCGGACGCCGCGCCGCCGGCAGGCCGAGGCAGCGGTTGACGAGCTGCAGCAGGTTCTGCGCCTGCATCTGGTTGACGATGTTGTGGGTGATGGATTTGCTCGATCCATCGCCCTGGCTGTAGGACAGCGACAGCGGGTTGGCGCCCAGCGCGACATTGATCACCGCCGCCTGAAGCTGCGCCTGCCACGTCAACAGGGTCGCTTGCGGGATTCCGGCTAGAATCGTCCTGTTTTGGTCGAAGTAATACATCAACCGCCTATCATTCGGCTCAATCGAGAGCGTTTCACTGATTGCGGGGCTCCTTGCGGCACCGTCGGCGTCGCGGCAGGGATCACCGTCACCGGCACCACCGGCCCTGACGCATTCACCTCTTCAGCACGCCGGTTCAGCTTCAGCCCGAAGTAAAGCAGGCCGCACAGCGCCGCGTAGGCGTACACGCGACAATCCAATGCCTCGTTCGCGCGCCCCGGCGGCAGTTCCCAGACCCGGTAATGATGGCCGCGCTGTGCCTTCACGATCGACCGCTCGGCCACAAGCTGCGCGAAATAATTGATGTCGCGATCGGCCGGGAAATGGCTGTAGCCCGGCCCTGGCTCCTTGATGTGCAGCCGTGCCCGGATCACGTCCTTCGCCGCGTTCACCCCGACGATCACCGGCCGGAATGTCGACTTGGTCCGCGATGTCGGCCGCTTGGTGGGCCAGACCGGCGACCTCTGCCCGCCCTGCGCCGCCTCGCCCTTGATCGCCCAGACCCGGCGCCCGAGCCGCGCCCGGCAGAACTCATAGACCCGCTGCGTGTGATGGCCGCCACTGTCGATGCAGGCCGCGAGGACCTCGAACTCCCGGCCATCCGCGCGCCGCCACCGCCGCTTCAGGAACGCATCCACCTGTGCCCAGACGGCCGGTGTGGCGGGCTCGCCCTCGATCACCTCATGCGCGATCGACCAGCTCTCCTCGTTGCGGCCCCAGCCGACCACCTCCAGTTCGATGCGGTCATCCTGGACGTCGGCGCCGACGGTGATCACCGCCACCTGCCCCGGCACCTCGCCGGCCCAGACCTCGCAGCGGCGCAGCAGGCCCAGCTCGCCGATGTCGCGCTCGCCGCGGTCCTCATAGGGCTGGCCGAGCGCCAAGTTGATGAAGGCCTGCCGGGTGAACGGATCGCCCTTGGCGGCCAGCCATTCCCGCACCAGCGTCGGCCAGGATGAATTGACGTGCAGGCTGTAGGCCGCCCAGATGTGGAAGCCGGCGATGCCGTTGAACGGCCGCGTCGCCACCCACCGGCCGTCTCGGATCATCTGCGGCTTCGACTTCTCCTCGATGACGCAGCCGTGGCGGCAGATGTAGACGACCGTGTCGGGAAGGTGCTGACCCTTGTCATCCTGGCCCCACCGCATCCCGTAGGCTGACGTCTTGCCGCCCCATTCGAGTTTTTGGAAGTCACCGCAACTCGGGCAGGGAACCTCGTAGAAGCGCTGGTCCGTGGTCTCCCAGGCCCGCTCGATCCGGCTTAAACCCTTGATCGTCGGCGTGGAGGTAAGGACCGTCTTGCGGTTCCAGAAAGTCGTCGTGCGCTTCTGTGCCAGCGCGAGGGGGTCACCCTCATCGCCCGCCGATGCCGGATAGCGGTCCACCTCGTCACAGACCAGGACGCGGATCGGGCGGGAGGCCAGAGATGCCGGAGAGTTCGCGCCGGCCATGGTGATCTGACCGCCATCGAACTCCTTGTGGTAGATCGTGTTGCCACTGTCGCGCGCCCTCGGATCTGCGACCAAGCCGCGAAACGTCGGGCTATCGCGCAGCATTGGCGCCAGCCGGTCCTTGCTCCACGCCTTTGCCATGTCCAATGTCGGCTGGATCACCAGGATCGGCGCCGGATCCTGATCCATGTGAAAGCCGCACAGGTTGAGGGTCATTTCCGTCTTGCCGACCTGCGATGACGTCATCAGCACGACCAGCGGGATCCCCGGATCGCCCATCGCGTCCATGATCTCACGCTGATAGGGCAGCCTCGCCGTGCTCCACCGGCCAGGTTCAGCCGACGATACTTGGCTGAGCATCCTCCGCTCGTCCGCCCACTGCGACACCGTCAGTTTCGGCGGCGGCTTCAGGGCCTGCAGTGCTCCGCGCACCGCCAGCGCCAGGTTCTGCGTCGGCACTCCGATTGGGTTCAACGTAAACGGGGACTGCATTGATATCGTCAAGCGCCTCGAACACCGCCGTTGTCAGCAGGCCGGCGACTTGCCCCGGCGTGTTGAGATGCACGATCGCCTGGGCCGTCGCCTGCGGGATCGCGAGAAGTCTGGTCCGGATGTTGGCCAGGATCGCGCCCCACGCCTTCTCGACGTCGGGCCGGCGCAGCAACTGGCCCTCGAACTGATCGGCCTCGAGCGTCGCCAGCCGGGCCCGGGCCTTCAGCAGCATCGCCCTCGATGCGCCAACCTCGTCCGCGCCCTTCGGATCACCCTGGACCGCTCGCTCGCGGAGGTAGCGGATGTAGCCGCGCACCGCGGAGCTGATCTCGTAGCGGCCATGGCCGTTGCGCGGGATGACGCCCTCGGCCGAAAGCTGTTGGACGCGCCTCTCGGTCAGGTCCAGCAGCGCGGCTATCGTGCCGACGGGATGGCCTGGCCGATCAGACATCAGCGGCGCCTCCCCGGCTTACGGCGTCTTCTTAGCCGTGGCTATCGCGTTCGCCATGGCATTCTTGAAGGCTGCCACGAACGTTGCTTTGATGACCGCGTGCCCAACGGCATGGAAGTTCAGGTGCTGTTTGACCGGGAGCGCATCACCGAAGCGGAGCAGCAGCTTCAACGGGCCGCGTGCCTTTCCTTTGACTTGAGGCGAGCGCAGCCAGAACCCCGTGACGCCGCGTATGGTGGCGAAGAAGACGTTCTTCCTGGCAGCCAGCCGTTTGACCGCATTGCGCCGCAACTGGCCGTATTGATCTAGGCTGGTGTTTATCGGGTTTAGCAGCTCGGGGCCGGGCAGGACGTGCCGACCACCGAACTCGTAGGGCATCAGGTATTTGGCAACCTCGTCGCGGATCTTGACGACCGCCATCCACGGCTTCGATTTCGTTGCTTTATCTACCTGCGTCGACTTTGCGGTGAACGGGCGGGGACTTTTGAAGACCTTCGCCATGTTCGCCGTCTCGGCCCGCTGCACCTGGAAAGCCACGTCATTCAGCGCGGTCATGGTCGCAAACGGGATCTGCTTGCGGGCAATATTGTTCAGCGAGGCGGTGCAAGCTTTGATGTCCAGCTTGACCGAGATACCGACCATTTGCATCGCCGGTATTCCTCGGTATCGCAAATCGCCGGTCAGAGTTCTAAAGCGGCGGGATTTGAACGGTAAAATCGCAGAATATGGATTTGAAGCGCTAAACTCCCCTGACTGTCAAGCCGGTTCGTTTTGATCTGCGCTGTCATACGCTGGCTGTTCGCCGGGCTTTTCCTTCCAGCCCATCGGTTTTTGGAACGATAAATGGAGCTGAGCAAGCGTCTCGACCCAGATCCCCAGCACGTCAGGTATGAAGCGCCGCTCCCTGAGCATCTGTCGCAGCGAGCCGCGATCCATGTGCAGCCGGTCGGCACTTTGGTTGACGGACCAGCCTATCACCCCGATCGCCCATCTCAGGCGCTCGCCTCGGTAGGGCAGCGAGAACGGGACGGGCGGATCGGGATATTCATACTTCGACGGAGCATCGATTTCTTCAACAGGCACGGGTCAGTCCTCATTCGCGGCTGGCACGATCGCCGACCGGGAGTTCCCTATAGACCAAATCTAAAGCGTTCTGAAAGGCATGATTGGCAAGACAGCCATGCGACCCCTGTCCTCCCTCAGTAATGATAATACCCGAGACGCGGCCCGACAAAGCCACCAAACACCACCACCAGCAGTACGACGATAAGCACCAATCCCAGAGGCGATTGGAAATAGGCTGCCCCTCCGGTGCGATAGCCCAGTCCGCCGCCGAACAGCAGCAGCAGCACGAGTATTATCAACAGGAGTTCCATCGTTCAGCCATTTCATTGTCAAGCTCCGTGGTTAGTATGGTGTTCATGTGTCCACGATTGAAACCGAAGCGCGAATAATTTTCTGTCTCTAGGAGCGCATTGGGCTCGCGCAATACCCTCCACGACGAAACGACGACGAAGGACCCACGCCATTGTATGTGCGACGCACGCCATTGTGTGCGACGCACGCACGCCATCGTATTCGCACGCACGCCATCGTA